ATCCTTAAATTCCACCAGACATGAAGCCCGCAAATATTATCCCCTTTTAGGGGTACAATGTGGTCAACATGATGGACCTTACCTGTTCTCTCAGAGACATTCTTACATGTCTTATAGATAGACCTTAACCTTTTCAGATGGGTCTCATCCACCCAAGGTGGCATAGCTTGAGCCTTTATTGCCCTTCTTCTGGCGGATTTTTCCATTGCGGCGTCTTTGTTATTCGAATAGTATACCTTGCTCTGCTTTCGATCATATTCCCTACGCTCGTCGAGGTTTTCCAATCTGTACTCTTTTTGCCACTCAAGCCTAGCTTCCCTGTTCTCTTGATAATGTTTACGATTGTACTCTTTACTGTAGGCTGAAATCTCTTCTTTGTGCTTAGCCTTATACTGATTAGAATACAGTTTTGTACAGACCTTGCACTTTACAGTCTTACCATCTTTTGAGGATTTGTCATTGTAAAAGTCCTCTAAGGGTAAGTTTACTTTACATGTGCAACAGGGCTTGAACGTCTTGCTTACCACTATGGACTCCTCTCTAGGAACTCCCTAATGCCTTTTATGTTCTCATCTATACGGGCCAACATGACAGCTTGGCTCTGTGCTACAACCTCTAGGTTCTGGGTTCTTACTTCCAACCTAGCTAGTTCGTTCTTGTTGTTAGCGACATCATTACTCAGTGTAGCCACGAACCAGATTAGTGCGACAGTCTGACACATGATTGCAAAGATAAATGTGATAGGGACACTTCTGTTTAGGTGCCAAGGTTCGTTGCTCATGGGTAAGTCTTTCGTGAGAGTTCGTGGTGAGGTGAATCCCAGCCCCAGTCATGCCCATGAGTAACGTCTATACCTAGTTCCTCAGCAGCTTGCTTCATAGCCTCTACGATGGGAATAAAGGCTTGCTTCTCCCAAGTGATAGGCCAAGGTGCAATATCTACAGCATGGCCCGTTAGGTGGCGGGAGTTCATAGTCTTAGAGGCACCCTTAGCTACCAACTCCTTCTGTCGTTCCTTACTGCGGACACCTTCGATTACAACGAAGTCAGACTTGGTAATCTGGATAGCCCTGTTAACGACAGCAACTAGGTCAGGGTGTACCCCCTCTAAGTTACTCAGGCTTCTCTTTCCTAATTGGTAAAACACAGTGCAGCTCCTTAGGTAACAGGTTTCTCAGGCCATTCTACGCTGTGTGGGAAGCCCTCTTGACTTGTGACGTCCCGAAGTGCCTGACGATAGGTAGCCCACTCAGCGGTCAGTGTGTTGTCGCTCAGAGCCATCCAGTCGGTGTCAGCAATCAGCTTGTCACGCTGTGAACGAACCTCTTTGCCTTTGGCAGTATCACGGTCTGCAATCTGCGCTGCGGTAAGTTCCACGACAGTTTTGGTCAGCACCCACTTACCGTCATTCAACACAGGCTGACTGCTGTGCTGCAAGCGGTGCGTCAGTGGATCGTATTCTGGTGCAGCCTCATAGCCCACAGGGAACATGCCGTATTCAGCCATCGTGGCTTCTGGAACATTCTTAGGGAAGCTGGTGTTTGGGTTTTCACGACGAAGATCACCGACCGTGTAAGGGTATTGGTCAATCTGGCCGTTTGTAGTTTTGACGAACATTGTAAGTCTCCTATCTGTTCGTGGTTATTGTGGGCCGAGAGTGTAGGAGTAAATGGCGGCGGTCTGAAGCCCAGAAATAAACATTTGCGTTCCATCAGGCTTAAAAAAAACGCCTGATGGGTCTATTTCTTGAAGCTCAACACTAAAAAGCTGTAAGAAAGACGCGGTAGAAATATCCCAAGCTGTGCTGAGATCGTATTCGTTTACATTATCGCTGCCAGATCCAACAACATACATCTTGAGTCCGTCATCCCTAAAAAAGACTCCTTCCGGCTCTGTATCCTGCGCACGGACACTAAATAGCTGTAGGAAGGAGGCAGTAGAAATATCCCAAGCTGTGCTTAGATCATATTCATTTACATCATCACCAAAATTCCCAACAATATACATCTTGGTTCCGTCGGGCTTAAAGAACAGGCCGTTCGGGCCTGTCTCCTGAGCGGCAACGCTGAAGTTTTGAAGGAACGATGCAGTAGAAATATCCCAAGCTGTGCTTAGATCATATTCATTTACCTCATCATCACTAGAGCCAACAATATACATCTTGGTTCCGTCGGGCTTAAAGAACAGGTCGTTCGGGCTTGCCTCTTGAGCGGCAACACTAAAGGTCTGAAGAAGGGATGCAGTAGAGATGCCCCAAGATGTGCTGAGATCGTATTCCCCAATGTCATCACCACTTCTCCCAACAATATACATTTTCAAACCGTCATCCCTAAAAAATACACCTGTTGGGTCTACATCTTGGGCAGAAACACTAACCCCGCCGATGGTGTATTGGTAGACGCGGTCGTTTACGTTTCCTACAATGTAGAGTACAGTGCCATCCGGTTTTATATACAATCCTTGTGGGTTGGTTTCTTGAGCAGCAACACTAAAGCTCTGAAGGAAAGATGCCGTAGAAATATCCCAAGCTGTGCTCAGGTCATACTCATTAACGTCATTCCCACTACCGCCAAGAATATACATCTTGGTTCCATCCGACCTGAAAGAAATTCCTTTCGGCGCTGTATCCTGCGCAGAGACACTAAATAGCTGTAGGAAGGAGGCAGTAGAAATATCCCAAGCTGTGCTTAGATCATATTCATTAACATCCTGACCAACATCGCCAACAACATACATTTTCAGTCCGTCGGGCTTGAAGAAAACGGCGGAGGGTGTTGCCTCTTGAGCAGCTACACTAAAGCCTTGCACATATGACGCAGACGAAATGTCCCAAGCAGTGCTTAAAGAATATTCATATACTGAGTCATTCTCATTTCCAGAAACATACATTCTCGTTCCGTCAGACTTGAAAAATAAGCCTAATGGAGAGGTGTCTTGACCGTTGACTGCAAACCGCTGCACGAATGTTTCAGAAGTAATATCCCAAGGCGTGCTTAGGTTATACTCATTAACGTCATCGCCAGTGGCACCAATAACATACATTTTAGTGCCGTCAGGTTTGAAAAATAAATCCGTAGGTGATACTTCTTCCGCAGCAACACTACGGTTTTTCCCAGAGTAAACTGCTTTTGATAAGTTCCAAGCAAAACCCTCAGGCGGGTCATAATAAGCAAACGACAAGTCCCAAGCGCCCTCAGGCTCCCCACCACCAGAACCAGCAGCAGCTTGGAGCATCTTTTTCTTAGTAGCCATTATTGCAGCTCCTTACGCTGGTGTTGCTAGAGCTTGACCCGCAATGAAACCATACCAGTTAGTCCCACCGTCACGAGTAGTAAAGACAAAGACATCAACCGCAGAGGCAGTGTCGGTCAGTGTTGGTGCAGTGCCGGAGGGCCAGTCAATAGTGGTGGGCCAAGTAACAGTGTAACCAGAGGCACCAGCATCCTGAATGATTTCAATGGACATGGTGTAACCAGTGCCTGTAGCTGGTGGGTTGCTGAAGGTAAACGTAGTGTTCTCAGTCAAGGTATGACTAAAGGTATTCCCAGCTTCACAGTTAACAGTAGTGGCATTACTTGTAGAAGTTACTGCGACATAAGTTTCGGCATACGACAAAGGAGTAATAGAACCGTCAGTGGAAATAATATCACCGAGAAGTCTTGCATTGCTCATAGTATTATCTCCTGATTATTCTGGCTTATTGGGCCAAGTGATGTCGTATGGGAAACCAACTTGACTTGTAACATCACGCAAAGCCTGACGATAGGTAGCCCATGCTGTAGCGTTAACAGGAGCATCAGCAATCTGGGTCCAGTCACTGTCAGACAGCAGTTGGTTGCGGGTATTACGGATGTCGTCTGCTTGCTGTGCTGCCCGCTGAGATACTTCCTCTGGCGTAGCATCGGTGATTACCCATGTCTGCTGCCATTGACCGTCTACAAGGGCTGGTTGGCCTTCTGTGAGGTTCTGTGTGTGATCTACGTTGGGCCTGTCAACCTTAGCAACAGGGTAAACACCCCAATCTGCTAACATCTCGTCAGATACACGCTTGGGAAAGCTAGTGTTTGGGTTGTCACGACGCAGGTTGCCGACCGTGTAGGGGTACTGGTTGATCTGGTCATTTGTAGTTTTGACGAACATTGTGTGTCTCCGATCTGTTCGTGGCTGTTTTAGATAAATTCAAGTTATACAGGGACTCTCCTGACGGCACGAACATAGCGAGACTGGTTCTTAGGGGCGTCGTTCTGAATGCCGTTAGTGAAGGTCTGGTACCAAGCGCGCTCGGCAGACCACTCTGAAGAAGACCAGTAGAAGCTTAAATTAACAAAGGCTTCTGTACCTCCCGTCATGAAAGCTGTTACGGAAGTTTGACTAGGTGTCCCAGAAGTATAAGCAGCACCTGTCGGGTTACTGTTGCGATTAACACCCATTGTGTCAGCCAACAGATCGTTCCCTTCTGGGTATGTAATAGAGGACTTTGCTCTATTTGACGTGTCGTTAGTTGAGGTAGTGGGTTTAAGGTTACGATAGCAAAGCTCTAGTTCATCTCTGGCAGGAAGATACCAATCAGAAAAGCCACCAATGGTTAGCCCCTCACAAAACTGTGCCGCTGGGTAGGTTGCAGAGTTCATAGAGGAGGATGCAGCAGGGCCGTTGTTTAGTGTCTGGGTGGCTGAAGGTGCGGCATCACTGCTAGTCTTAAATTGTTTACTTGAGCTTTCTCCTGAAGACTTAGGGGCGACAATAATAAAATATTCAGTCCCCCCCTCAACAATATTACCAGCATAGAAACCACCACCGTAGGGCTGTCCAATAACGGGCTCACCAGTATTAGCCGCAGCCTGCATCATAATTCGAGTGATACTCATGCCAGCGCCGCCCCAGCCAAGAAGCCATACCAAGTCGTGCCGCCATCATGGGTAATAAAGGCGTAAATGTTTACCTCATTGCTTGCAGGAGCATCAGGCGCTTCACCACCAGCCCAGTCAACCGAGGCAGGCCATGTGATCGTGCGGGCTGTGGCGTCTTGGACGACCTTGATCGTGAAGCCAAAGGCAGTTCCAGTAGCAGGTGGGTTAGAGAACGTGAAAGTCGTGTTCTCGGTCAGTGCGTGGGTAAAGACATTGCCTGCTTCACAGTTGACCGTGACAGCACCAGCAGTAGAGGTTACCGCTGCAAACGTCTCATTGTAGCTTGTGGCCTTGAACTCACCGGAAATATCTCCAGATGCCCCTGAGACAGCACCGGAGAAGGTTGCAGTTGTCCCTGCCAGAGCGCCCGTAAGGGTTCCACCAGAGAGGGGCAGTGTGTTAGCCACGACAAAAGTTGGGAAGCCAATGATACCTACTTCGTCACCTGCATCAGCACCACTTACTAGGGTAACTGTAGTGCCATCAGTGGCTGTGTAGTCTGTCGTGTCTGTGAGGATAACACCATTGAGAGTGACGACAACAGCACCAGCAGTATAAGAACCTGTAAAGACTGTTTGATCTTGTGTCGCTGTCACGTTAGTGATAGACAATAGTGCAGTCCCACCCACACCAATCAGTGTCCAGTTAGTTGGGTCAGATGCAGGGTCTGTCGTGCTTGTCTGGTTTACCTTGGAACGGTAGGTAAAGAATGTGCTAGGAGAGTAGACAACATTACCAGTAACGTATGCTGTACCCGAAACCCACAAGGTAGCATTAGCAGCAGCCTCAGCAGCAGTCTGTGCAGCAGAAGCATTAGTGGCACTTGTAGCAGCGTTAGATGCACTCGTAGCAGCCGCAGCAGCATCGACATCAACTTCAGCAGCTTTACCATCAATGTAAGTACCAGAGGCGTTAACCTCAGTCTGGAAAGTAGGCAATGCCCCCAAGAAAGCGTCAGCCTCATCAGCGAAGTTAGCTGGGTCTTGTCTGGAAGGAGGTGAAGGTAAGTTAGAAATCGGGGGGTATGCCATATTAGGTCAGTCCTTCTAC